CGTCTTCGGCTTCTTTTATCTTGGCGTTTAAACTTCTCCAACCTTCTTCGTTGACGGGGTCTATCTTTTGTAGTTCCGCAAGTTGATTTGTGAGTTTAGTCATTAAACCAATGGTATCGCTAATAGGTTTTCCGCTTTTCTTGCCAAAATCTTCTAATGCCTTTGCATGTTCCTCTGCATCCTGCCTTTGGATTTTCGCCATTTTCAATTCTTCATTTAGCCCTTTCCGTCTTATTATCCCATATGTCCATAAATCTTTTTCTGCCTGTAGTGATTGGGCTTTCGCATCGGCTTCTTCCCATTGATATTTTGCAATTTCTAATTGCTGTTTTCTATATTCTTCGGTTGATCCCACAAGACCTTCGGAGTAACCCTTAATCCGCTCCATTGCGCCTTCTGTCTCTTTAAACTCATCACCGTTTAATAATATTATCCAACCCTTAATCGATTTTGTGATTGCTGGAATTATCGTGCCTAGCAATGGCATGAATGCTTGCCCTATAGCTTCTTTCAAATCACCCCAGGCCGCTCCTAGTTGTTTAGTCCCTCCGGCTGCTTTTGCTGCTGCCTCTGCTTGACCGCCATATTGTTTTTCAATCTCACCCAAAATTACAGATTGTGCTTTTGCAAAATCTCCCGCTTTAGCGAAACCTTTTATCATTTCCTTTTGCGCTTCATTAAACTGAATACCAACCCGACCCAATGCACCGAGATTGGCAACCGGATCATTTAATGCCTTGCCTAATTGAATTGCTTGACTTGTTAAAGACCCAATATTACCATCGTTGATAACTTCATTTACATCTATGATAGCTTGTTGCGCTCTTTTGAATGCTTCTCCAGTAACGTTTGTAAATGTCAAAAGTTGTGCTTGAACTTTAGACATTATCTCTTCATTCCCGATACCTGTAACCTCTTGTAGTTTACTAGCCATTTTCCCAAGCTCTTTCGCTGTAAATCCAGCGGCAGCACCCGTGCTTTTTATACCCTGAGTAATTTTTGCAAATGCACGAGCCTCCGCAATGGTGGCTGTGATGGAACTCGTTATAAAATTGAACGCTTTTCTAACTGCTATTAAAACACCAACACCAAGAGCTATTTTAGAGAAAGTATTCTTAAAAGAATTGCCCATTTTTTGAGCGTTCTTCTTCGTTTCTCCCTCTAGTTTTTTCATCCCAGATTTGAGTTTAGAACCATCCGCCCTTATCTCTACATATGCTTCATCTATTTTATTTTTCGCCATGTTTTCTAGCCTTTAACCATTCTTGATATCGTCTGTATTTTTCACTAACGACTTCTATTTTTTCTTGAGCCGGCATGAACGAAAATTCACCACCTCGTAAAAGATTCGCTAAGTTCATTGATTGCTCTAGCATAGTTCTATATTCCGTTAGTGGTCTTACTTCAACATCATGCCATGCTATATGTAGGAAATGACTTATTAGGGCTTTGGTAACTTCTCGACTGATTGGCTCTCCATCACTTTTTTTTTTGAGCTTTCTTCCATATCGGAAATCTCTGAAGCGTAGTCAAGCAATTCACTTTCACATAAACGTTTAATTAAATTTCTTATACTAAATAATCGTTTTAATTTTATTCGTTTCCAGAAGTTACAATCTCTTATAAAGTAATCTAATGAGTCATGCAATACACTAGCATTAACAAAGTTGCTTAATTTTCTGTCAAGCTTCTTTCCTTCAATAAACGCGCCCAAATCCATCGCCTCTTGTGCGTTCCTCTCGAAAATAGTTACCTTCATTTTTAGTAATTCTACTTCTTTACTTTTACGCATTCCATCCTCGATTTTATGCGAATGTTGGTGTTACTGTTCCAGTCATTTGTACGTTATAGGTTACCTGTATAGCCTCAGTACCTGGTATATTAACCACCGTTGCATCACTTGTGAAGATACCACTGCCGGAATAATAATTACTCCCATCCATATCGAACTTAACCGTGAGAGAAGTTCCGAGAGCCGGTTTGTTAGCACCAGTTAAAAGGAATCCTTCAACCGTACCCGTTGCCGATGTGAATCCACTTGCGAGAAACGCCTTCCATGTCGTATTGCTTGAATCAGTAACGTCTATTGCTTCGGCTGTTTCTTCCAATGACCAACCCGTTATATCGATTATTTGTTGAGCCGTTCCACCACTCGACCATGTTTGGGCAGTCTCGTCAATAAGAATAGTTATTGTGTCGGTGTCCGGTGCGCTTACCACTGTATGATATCCATTAATATCAGTCATACCAACTGCATCAGCTATGTAAATTCGGTCTTTAGCTATTAACCCATGTACGCCTGTAAAATCAATTGTGATCGTAGTCGTTCCCGATGCCCCGCTAATAGTAGCCGCTGCATCTAAGAAAACAATCCCACTTTGTCCACTAATTTTTGACATGATATTCTCCTATGCGTTAGTTAATAGTAATGAACCCGTACCTTGAAAAGCATAGGTCTTAGTTACGGCTTCCGCACCCGCTACGCTCAGACTTGTTCCAATCAATGTGATTATTGCATTGCCAACATAATTCCTTGACGCATCTAGTTCCAATGTCAATTCTGCTGCCGTCGATCCAGCCGTAGGGTCTGCCGTTCCGGTTTCTTGGAATCCTTCAAAAGTTCCCGACCATGAAGTAAACCCACTCGGAATAAATGTCTTCCAAGTTGTATCACTCGAATCAGTAACGTCTATTGCCTCACCCACGATTTCTATTGTCCAGCCGGTAATGTAAAACTCACTACCGATTGTCGCAGTTCCTAAGGCTCCCGATATTTTTGCCATTTTATTATTCTCCTAATTTTTTTCCATTTCAATCCGATATTCAATAATTGTCTGCCATATGTTATCTTCATCAATTGAATGTCGCTTGCTTAATCTTGTTAAACTTATCTGTGTGTAATTTGTGAATGTTAATGTTGCTCCATCCAGTAAATCAATAAGATTGCTTTCCAATGTGCTTATATCGCCACTACTCGAATTGTTATCAAATAGAGAAAACTGGATATAAACCTCTTCCCATTCATTACCCGAATCAAAAGAATGATTATCCGTGTAGAATGAGAAAACACAATAAGGAAACGCAATCCCCTGTAAAGCTCTTGCGTAAAAAACAGTCATACGATAACTTGTCCCGCCTGATCCATAAGTCTGAGTAGTCGCCTTAGTAATTGTGAACGTATTTGTAGTTACAGTACCAACGTAGAAATATCCATTGATGTCCGTCATACCAACCACGTTTTGAATGCGGACTAAATCACCCACCGAATGTCCGTGACCCGCCGCCGTTATTGTTATCGTACTCGTTCCCGTTGCACCTGTTATATTAACCGGAGCACCACCAATATTCGTTCTAAATGTAGAACTGGAAATCAGTTTATTTAACAATGCTGTTTTTAATTCCGAGTGAGCCGTCATTTCATAGCTCCTCTCATTAGTCTAGCAAATAATTTGCCTATCTGTTTTTTGTGACTTAACAAAGCTCCCCTTAAAAAAGGTGTACCCGGTTGATTAAATGATCTGCCCAAAGAATCTTGACCGCTAAATCCGTACTCAACTCTCGGAGCGTAGACCACACTTGAACCGTATCTCACAACACCCTTACCTGGTTTCTCTAATGATTCGCCTTCAGTGGGTTGTTTAACGTCACTTGAGAATGTACTCGTGGAATAAGTCAGACTATTGGCAAGATTTTTGCTAATCTTCGGACAGAGATAATCAGCCCATGTAACCATCTGAGCACCGAGAACTTTTAAGCTATCCTCAACGCCCCTATCGAACTTTGCTAAATATTTTCTACCGTATTTATTCATATAATTTTCAAATCATAATATGTTGAAAAAGGATTTGTGTAAGCATAGACCACCTCGAAAACAGTCCCCGCTTGTGAAAAATATCCCGTTACATCCACTATCCTATCTTTAACAGATATTGTGTCATCAGTGTTTAATTGAGCAACCGCACCCAAACCCATTTGTTCTCTCCTAACCAATTCGTTACCCGAAAGCACAGCTATAAATCCCTCGAAGTCAGTGTCTGTAAGTGTCTCAGTAAAGCCACCTTGACTGTCTCCAGTTCTAGTAATAACTCTCTTGGATAACGTTTTGTAATAGTCCGCCATCATGCGTATGGTTTCCTGTATAAATTAAACGGTTGCATTATTTCCGTTGGACTCATAAAAGTCACAGAGTAACCACCGGGCAAGGATTCGCTTTTTACTTGTTTACCTTGAGTTGTCATATACCACTTAATCAACATGGCTACATGGAATTGTATATCTTCGGGAAATTCAACTTTAGTTAAATAAACGAACTCAGCTTCATCTTCCGCTACCAGTGTTTCCGTTGAATCAAGTGTTAATGTTCCTACCGCTACTGTGTCAATCTCCACTATCTTATCATTCAACAAAGACCCTTGAATTTTGTAATCACCCGCAACGAATAACTCTTCCACAAATTGCTCATCCGAATCCGTGATAGTTGCCGGTGTTCCATTTACAAAAGCAAACGTGCTATTACCATACTGTATGTTTGCGTTCACAAAGGAATTTCTGCAATATCTCACAACTGCTTTTTGAACTATCGGAATAAGCGAAGTAATTAAATCGTCATACGTTGTTGTCGCCGTTGGGATTTGGAGTATTTCTTTTGCTTTTTCAAGTGTTATAATCGCCATACTACTCCTCCACCTTTTTCTTAGGTCTTCCTTTTTTCTTTACCGGCTTGGCTTCTTTTTTTGGAATTGAATCTATTGACTCGGTTATTAAGGAATTAAGCTTCTCGATATCTTCTTTTATCACTTGTTCGTGCGTCTTTATTTTCGAGTTAGCTTCTTCACGTTTGTCGATAAAGGATTTTTCAAGTGCCACTTTTTTCATATTAATGTTATTTTCGTTTTTGGCAGCTTCTTTAGCCTGACGCCTGCGAATTGATTCCTCTTTCTTCATTCGAGCCTGATTCTTCTTTTCCAAAATTTCAGCTTCGGTTTTAATTCGTGCCTCTTCATCATTGTCGGCTTGCTTTTTCAATTCAAGCTGTTTTTCTTTTTCATCTTTGTCTTTTTGTAAAACCTCAAGCCGGTAAATTAAGTCATTGAATCTGATGTCCGACATAGTAGTTACATCGAAAGATTCAGCCACTATGCCTGGGATTACCGATAATGTCTCAACTCTATATTCGTATGTTTGTGTTATCGATTGATTATGTTCTTGCTTCAACATCTTCCGTCTTTTTGGGCAACGCTGTTCATGGACATTTAATGATCTTGGTCTCACCCGTTGATGACAATACTTACATTTTACTAATGACATATAATCCTCTAAATTGAGCCGGGTATTGCCCCGGCAATTAATTAATAAGGCAATGAAAATGCGTGACAGAATCCGGTGTTACTTGTTCCAAAAGTAATATTAACCATTCCGTCAAAGTCTTTAGTTCTAATACTGTCAACTACTACATAGTAAACTCCATTCTGTGCAGTGGTAACAGTAATGTCACCGATGCCACTTCCTAAAAATTCACCGGCATCAACCATCGCTGTATTCGAACCTGCATAAGTACTGTTAATTATCAAAAGTAGTTTACCCTCTCTAGGATAAGCCACCTCTAAAGTTGAAGCATCAGTAAAAGCAGTTCCGCCCGAAGCTATAAAAGACGAGCTTGGAGTGTTCTTAACTAATGCTGTTGCTGTGATTGTTGCTGTTGCTGTATGTCCCATATTTCTATTCTCCTAATTAATATTTAACTAATTCTTGTGTTTGTATTTTCATTTTTCC